CATCCAAACTATCCTTCGCCAACTTCTCCGTGATGTAATGCACATCATCAGGTGTGGCTTGGAAGGCGGTGAGTTTGTTGGAGAGATTTTCTTTTTCTGTCTCCAAATCAGCAATGGCTATCTCAGCATCGCCGAGGTCGCTTTCTAGCGTGTCAATCCTGCCCTCATGGTCATCAACCTCAGCGCTCTCTGCCTTGGCGTTAACGGCGTCCTCTATCAGCCCGGCGTTAGCGTTTCTTGTCGCCAAATCGTCGGCTATCTGGTTAGCCAGGTTCTCTCTTGTCAAAACTAAACTCATGCTATATCCTCCCACGCTAAGGAATCCCACTGATTCCATGTGCCGTCAATATCTTTCTTTAGCGACAAAACGCCGTCAAGTACCACCGTATTATCTCTTACACCGTTCTCAAAACTATCAAAACCAGCACTGCCCCCACCGTCTTCAATTTCTACACGATCAAAAGGCTCCGGTATTCTCTGCTCCTCAATCAGAATTGTTGCGCTCATTACAGCCGTTGCACCGGCTTGCTCTACTATTTCGGCGTTGTTTGTCAGTCGATATTCTATATCATTTATATATATTCTCATCCTGTGTATGCCAACCCAACATTGCTATCAGTGTGCTTAAAAACCGCCCTTGCTATCTCCCTACCGTCTAGATTGATTATACCATACATTGTCGGGGAAGTCGCACTGTTGCGCCCTAGAGGTTGTATCATTAATCCAGCACTTTTCATGTCGGCTGTTATGCCCTTGGGGAGGATTGTTTCGCCCTGGTGTATGTTGGCAAGCTGGTCACGGTCAATGATTCCACCGACGTCATAAGAGGCGGCTTTGCTTGATATATAACCGGATGCCACAAAAGCGGCGGCGGCGCCTGCTCCTGCGATTGCCGCACCCGACCAATCCCACTGTACAAGCTTCAAGACTGCCATAGCTGTAAGCTGTTGCCCTATTGCAGCAAGCACGTCCGCAAGCGCATTCAGCCCTGCCTTTGCGAAGATATCCCAAGATAAGCCACCCGTTGCGATTGCTTCTCCGATATCTTGCATGGTGGAGGCAAATGCGCCTTTTAATGTTCCAATCACGCTCTGTATTGTTCCAACCCAAGTTGTGGTGTTGGTTGACATGTCATCAAGTACACTTTTCCATGTTGCGCTAATTGCCGGTTTTTTATCTTTAACCCCTTGGTCAACGGCGTTGGCTAGGTTAGTCCCTGCAACTTTAGCATCTGGTACAGACGCTTCAACCGTTTCAACTGCTATCTCTGCAATGTCTTCTGCACTGCGCATGACACCGGTTTTACCATCCTCGATACCATCGGCGAAACCTTCTGCAAAGTATCCACCAATCTTCTTGGTCACTTTGGACGGCGAAGCAATGCCAAGGAGTTTACGTATTCCTTCTGGTATCAAGTCAAAGAAAGCCATGATTTTATCTCTTACCTTGTCTTTAATCGACTCAAATCCTGTGATAAATCCATCAATCAGATTAACCCCGATAGCCTTTGCACCGTCAATAACATCTTTAGTCTTTTCTTTGATTGCATCTGGAATAGCTTTCAGTATCTCAAGTGCTCTGGTTTTAAGGTTCATTGTTCCATATATAATACCACTTATTATTTTACTACCCATTGCTATAGCTTCACTTGAAATATTGCCAGCAGATTCCTTCAAGCCCTCAATTAGTTTCCCTACAGCTTCTTTCCCTTTCTCTTTGAGAGTAGGCCAACTATCAACAAGTGCTTTTGCTAAACCGGCGATAAGGTCAAGCCCTGCGGTTACTATGGTGGGAATAGCGTTAATGATACCAACAATAAGCTTTGCTACAAGCAACGCACCGGATACAATTAGATCGGGAGCGTTGTCAGCAAACCATTTAATCATTGCACCAATAATTTCTGTAAGCTTCGATACTATAGCAGGTATGCTGTTTGCAATACCTTGTATAAGGTTTGTAATCAACTCAATTCCGCTTGCTACCATGTCGGGAGCATTTGCAGTTATCCATGAGACAATCGTACCAACAATATTTGCTATCTCATCAACTATGAGAGGTATAGAATCTAATACCCCCTTAGCCAAATTTGCAACCAATTCAATCCCACTTGCAATGAAATCTGGTGCATTAGTTGTAATCCAAGAAAGTACAGTGCTTAAAATATTAGCAATTTCTGCAACTATGAGAGGTATAGAGGTTAGTATTCCTTGTGCTAAATTAGTGACTAGTTCAATTCCGCTTTGTATCATGTCCGGTGCATTGTCTGTAATCCACTGTAGTGCAGACGTTACAATCCTGTTTATTTCAGCAAGTACCAACGGCCCATTTTCATAAATACCCTGTATAATCTTAGCGACTATTTCAGCACCACCGACTATAAAATCTTTGGCATTGTCAAGTAACCAAGTCACTAGACCGGATACCATAGCACCGAGATTGCTTAACAACCCCTCGCTATCCTCATTCATACCATCAATAAGATTCAGTATAAAATCCTTGCCTTTCTGCAAGAACTCTGGCAACTTCACCGATATTACACCGATGAGATAGCCTAGCATATAGGATAACTGTTCAACTATCGTAGGGAGCGCAGTAATAATTCCCTTCGCCATTTCAACTATGATTTTACCACCATATGAAAAAGCCTGTGGCAGGAATGCAACAATCTTGTCAATGATAATTTGTATAACGTCGCTCATCTTCTCGCCGAAAGCTTTTGCTGCGCCATCAACACCGTTAATCATGTCAATCAAGCCTTGTACTATTGCATCAATATAAGGAAGTACAGGGCCTAGAAAATTAGCCATCAGAGACGTACCCATGCGTTTCAGTTGGTCTATTGAGTCTGTTAATTTGACGCCAGCATCTACAATATCATCACCAAGCACAAGCCCAAGTTCATGCGCCTGTTCTCTCATTGCTTCGATAGCGTCAGAACCGCCATTCATTGCAGGTGCAAGCTCAGTTGCAGAACGCCCTAACAACTTAGAAGCCGTTGCAGTTCGTTGGGTTTCGTCTGTCATGTTTGACAACGCACCGAAAACCTCATTAAATAAAACCTCGCTACTCTTTAGATTTCCGTTGGTGTCGGTGACCTGTACACCTAGTCGCTTAAACTCATCCGCATATTCAGCAGTTCCGTCTTTAGCTTTTGCCGCACCGTTAGAAAGAGTCTTAAGAGACATCTGCAATCCGTCAACACTGGCGCCACTTTGCGAAAGAATGAAGTCCCACTCCTGGAAAGCTGTTCGGCTCAGTCCTATCTTTTGAGATAATTTGTCTACTCTATCGGCGGTAGCGGCAATTTTTACAGACGCACCAGCAACAGCACCAATAGCAGCGGTAATTCCAGCAAGCGCAATAGCTCCAGCTTTAGCCGCCGCTTTAAAACCAGTGGTTATATTGCTCTTAATCGAGCTTACTTGAGAGTCAATCTTTTTTTTGTCTATACTCGTATCAATTACGATTGTCCCATCAGCCATTAAAATGCCTCCCAAATATCCTGTAGTTTCTCGCCCACCGTTTTCTGTTTGCCTAGTGCATAAGCGTCTTTCAATCGGCGCATACTAGAAGCCCAATTCTTATCAGCTCCCTTTGGTATCTTCTGTGCCCTAATCCCAACAACCTCTGATAGCTTCGTACAGTCCGGCAAGTTGTCCAATAAGCTTAGGAACGTCCACCAGTGCAAAGAAACAGTCATAAGGTCAATGTGATACACTTGCATAAAAGCGGCGTATATGCGTTCTGAATCTTCCAACAGGTCAAAAACAGGGTCGTCCTTGCTTTCTTTTGCTTCAACCCCACGGTTGATGTACTGCGGAATGTACTCTAGCAACATTCCTAAATCTTTGTACACGTCAGCAGAAGGGAAGAATTGCAACACCGCCACAACAGCCTTTTCTGTTTCGTCAATTTCTGGATCACGTAGCATTGCAAAGAACTTGACAGGTTGCCTAAAGTCGGTGTTTAATTTATAGCCACCGTAGGAAGTAGGCAACTCATCCAAGAGCGGATTGAACATTACAGATATTTCCCCATCTTGTATTCAAGCCCTGTTGATATCACTTCACTAATCGCAACGGCAACATCCAGCATATTGTAAATATCGTGTCCTGCGGCTTCCCAAATGCGGTCGTAATCCTTGAGTACAAAGTCCACCAATTTCTTGATGCACAAAAGCATGTCGTCAATATCCTCTGTTTCCATCATCTTGTTTTTTGACGCTTCAAGCTCGATTACGAAAGTCTTTGCTTTCTTGATAAAGTCATAGTTGCTTACTTCGACACTGTACACAACACCGGCAATCTCGATATCTTCTGAACGCTTCTTAAAATCAATTGTTTTCATTATTTAATCCTTTTTTATAGTAGGGGAGGTTTTACCCTCCCCAATTACGATTTACGCCATTATCTCAACGGCGGAAAGTACAGCGGTCTTGAACAGCACGACACGCTTGTTAGCGTCCAACTCGAACATGTTCAAACTCTGCCCAGCTACTGCGGCAATGTTGGCACCGGAAGTATAGGCTAGTGCCTGTACGAAACTTCCAGCGTTTGGAGCAGTAGGCACGCCAGGAGTCAAGATATAACCCAAGGTATTTGTGCCACCAGGGGTGGAGGTGAACTTGGTAGAGCCAGATACAGAACCAGCGGCTACGATTGCAGTAAGAGCAGGAGCAGAGGTAGCAAGTGCCAATACAGGCTTTGCCTTGAAATGCAACTCAAACGACCACTCGCCCTTTGCAGGAGCATCTCCACCAGGAGGCGTAATGTTCGCAATCGTCACGATACCGGTCTTGGTGTCGCCTTGAAAGTTGGTGTAACGAGCCTGTGAAGCACGAGAACAACCAAGCTCGAACTGCTTTGCAAGAATGTAATCCTGTGCAGCATCGCCTTTGATACGATCCAAAGTAACTGCAAGCACGTATTGTGCGCCTACTACCTGAGACTCTGCGAAGCCCTTTCCGTCATAGTAGGAGTCTTGAGCCACAGACTCATTGAGTGCAGGAGCGATATTCTTGACACCGACTGAAAGAGCTTTCCAGCTAGGGGTGCCACCGTAGTTGACATCAATCTCAAGAAGAGATTCATAATTGAGAGGAATGGAACAATTAAACATAAATTAGCCCTCCATGTAATAATCAAGCAAAAAACTTGATGTGTATATTTTTTCGTTCTTGTCCGTCTTTGTCACAAAGTGACTTGGCGTAACAAGAACATTTTTCACTATTTGTATACCGCTTTCGAGTTGTAGTCCGTGCGGTAGGTCAAGAAGTTTCTCTAATTCGTACAAGTCAGCAACTGCGGTTTGAGCGTTGAGGCTTTTTGCATACATTGAGTATGCGAATTGCCCGATACGTGAACGATCCATGTATCTAGACTCAACAGCTTGTGCAGGGTCTTGGAGCAACATGAAACGCTCTGAAGCATCGGTGTAGAAGGTGTCAACATCAGTAATAGTAACGGTGCTGTGATTCTGTATGTATGTAGCCAGAGCGTCAACTATTCGCATTGATTATTTTCCTCCAGTTTCCTATCTTCGTTGCCTTTGCCTTCTCGAACCATTTTGCTTGTGCGTTCGGGTTTGAGTCCTTTGAGAAGTTATAGCCGACGCCGTAGTACATTTTCTTGGCGTAGGGTGCAGTCCATAAAAGTTGACCACTTCCAATATTCGAGCCAGTGATACCAGAGGACATCAAGTTACCAGTATCCATCGGTGCATAGTAATTGCTATCTTTGAGTACTTGCATATCCAAAATAGGCTGTAATGTGCTTATATGCGCTTTTAACTTTGTAGCTATCTTTGCAACGTTGAAATCTATTGTCATGTCAAATATATCTCCAAATGGTGCAAGCCCTTCTCGTCCGATGCCATAAAAACCTCTCGCACTGTAAGCACTACGCCGTCATATGTAACCTTGTCCAACTGCTTAAATGTCGCTGGTGTAGAATGTACTCTATCCCATATAAGCAAGTATTTGTCGTCCTTTCCTTCACCGTACGTGCTAAGTGCAGTCCTGTCTACAGGCTCTAGCCTAACCCTATTAATGGTAGTTGTCGTAACCGTTTCATTGCCGTACATGTCAACACCGGTAACAGAAGACAAGGTAACGGTATGTATCAGCAGTCGGCGTGGTATTGGTCTAGCCACAATAGACACCTCTAAAAGTCAGTCCTGTTTGCTCAAGATACATGTTGGCACGTGAGCAAAGGTTGTTCTTTGACGATCCTTTGATAGTCCCGCTATACGAAAACTTTGAAATGGCAACGTCCCCTATTGTGTCGTCGTTGTATGTGTTGCCATTGAGAACATACCATTCAACCTGTGCCGCAGTTGCCTTGTACACCAGGTTTTTGATGATAACGGCATACTCACCGATATCGTCAATCTGCCAGTTGCATTTTGCGTTGATATCATCTGTAGCCCTTATGATAAGCTTGGTCAACTCATCGTCAGTAGCAGTCTCACCGTGGTAAATATCACGATAGTAATCAAGGTCAATGAAACCTATAGAGGGTGATACTGTCGGGTCTGCTAGCAGTTGTTCCCAAGTTAATTCGTCATATACGCCCATTTACATACCCTCCAGCTGTATAAAGTATCATTTCTGCTTCTTTGTCTTAGGTTTCGGTGCATCAAACACCGGATTGGCGTCGATAACTTCGTATTTTTCATTCACTTCACCGTCTAGGGTGTAGCCCTGTTCGATAAGTTCATCAATTTCTTTTTTAGTTTTTCGTATCCGTGATAGGGTTCCTAGAGTAAGTTTGTAAAGCATAATCCCTCCTTATAGGAATACAGGGAGGGGTTTCCCCCTCCCGTTAATACTAGGTGATGTCAGCAGAAATAAGAGTTACTTCTTTGACCTTTACGATACGCCCAAGAGTGTCAACCTCAAGCATGGTAAGAACCTGCCCGATAGCGGCGGCGAATGCAGTACCAGAAACATATGGCTCAACAGCGGTAGAATACTTGGTCAGCAGTTCGTTATACAGCACACCAGGAGAAGCGGCACCAAGGATATAGCCCAAAGTGTTGCCAGTGGTAGCGGTTGCAGTGAAACTAGTATTGCCGGTTCCAGTTGCGGCGGCTACAGTTGCGGTCAATGCAGGAGCGGCGATTGCGGTATAGGATACAAAAAGCCCATCGACACCGTTGTCGGTGATAAACAGGTCGTGGTATCGGCGATACTGCAATTTATAAGCATCTGCATCCTGGTTGGTATCGGGGTTAAAGATACGCATCTTATCCTGCTTAGATACAGCAATCAGCGAACGATTAACGGCGATGATCCAGTTGATACCCATAGAGGTTGCGGTAGTTGCATACCCATCAGAGCCAAAGGTAAAGGCAGATTTGAACCGAGCGCTAGGAACACGAACGATAGGAATACCGTCAAGCGCCTTGAGCTTTACATTCACGCCACCCATGGCAAAGTCACCAACGTCAAGACGCTTTACAACCTTGTCTGCAAGGTCAAGAGTCTTAGCGGCAGCATAGCTCATGTAGATGGTCATGGTCTCACTCTCACCAACAATGTCCTGCACGGTTGCAATGTCGCCAACCAACTGCTCAAAGATTGTTGCATCAGAGAGAGTATAAGATGCTGTTTTCAAAGCGGTGTTGGCATAGCCAAAGATGGTAGAGTAACGATATGCGTCAATCTCTGGTGCAACCTTAGTGCGCTGGAACTCGCCCATGACATTACCGGCGGTTGCGACAAAATTAGATTCGTCAACGTCCATAGCGTCAATGGAGAACTCACGCCCTCTGTCCTTGGTAAGCTGTCGAGTTTCCCAACTAAGGGTTACAGCACCAGCGGTGAAACCAGTTTCCCTGCTATAGTCAGCAAGTCCAACCATAGACATCTTTGGGATCTTAATCTCAGACCCACCGTTATACTTAACGAGATTTTCATTAAGTTCCATTGCGGAAGAAGTGAGCAGTTGAGTCATCTTCTTATCAAGTGTCTGCATGAATATTGCAGCGTAAGTAATCGAGTTAGCAGCCATTTTTTAGCCCTCCGTAGTATTAGGCACAAAAAAACACTAGTGCCTATAAGTAAGTTTGATATTGAATCTTTAAGGGATTCTTACCTCACCTAGATTATAAGGCTCTAGTGCCTCGCCTAAGTTTTTAGAAGAACTTAGTAAACTACTGTAATTATAGTATCATATGTGCTGTAGGACTTCAACCCATCGCTTTAGCAAACTCTTCTGCTACTTTGTCAAGGGTTTTGTCGCCTTCGTTCTTGATCGGATTACCGAACTTGTCAAGCGTCGATCCACCTTTGAACTCTGGGAAGTCCTTGAGAACGGCGTTGAGCTTGTCGGATACAGTCTCGCCGTCATAGGTCATTGCGAGCTTGACCATCTTCTGCGCTTTGTCAGCAGGTACGCCGAGTTTTACAGCCTCAAGCTGCGCCTCCGCAATAGTCGCCCTCTGTTCCGCCGTAGTTGCCTTGGTCTGCTCTGCCTTGATCGCTTCCTGTAGTTTCTCCGCTTCGGTCTTCTTTGCGTCCTCTTGCTCCTTGTACTTCTTGAGTGCTTCCTTTGCGTCCTTTGCGTCCTCGATGCCAAGTTCCTTGAGTAAGGCCATACGTTCACTGGTCTTGGTCTTTGCGTTCAGTGCGTTGACTTCGGCTTGGGTGAAGGTCTTTTCTGGTTCTGGTTTCTCCACCGGTGCAGGTGTTGGGTCAGCAGGCGGTGGTGTCGGGTCTGTTTCTACGTCGAAAAATACACGATTCTTGAATGTTTTCATAATTACTCCTTGCGTTTGTTATTATAATATGTCGTAAATTTGTTCACGACTATATCTTCTAGTCCTTCCAGACTCATCTAAGAACCCTCTCATATTCGCTTGTCTGTTCTTGAGTGTATCCTTAGCCTTTGCTATAGCTTGCTCATTACCAGACTTCTCCATAACAGCCAGCTCCCTTTTGCTCTGCCTAATGTCTCGTTCATACCGGCGTTGAGTTTGGCTGTTGTCGTATGCTTCCTTATCAAAAGGCTTTTCCTCATATGTTTGTGTGCTTATACCAGGAAAGTAACCGTAAGCCTGGTGCCTACAATTCACGCCAAAAATTCCCGCAGGGTCGCCGTAGCTAGTTGACGCCAATAACGGATACCCCTTTGTCTTCCCATTCCTTGAAAATACCCTACCTTGATACGGCGCACACCCCTCCCTTGCGTCCACGTGTGAGCTAATTTCTATCAAGTCTGTTCCATATTCGTCACACCGTGTGAATTGTGTTTCTGTGATTACATTCCTAACGGTGGAACGCATTACCATCTGTGCATACGCTTCCGTTGACCACTGCCGACCAGCCTTGTCAACGATGGAAGGTATGCCGGATTTGCTCCAAGCCCTCACCGTTTGCGCTATTGCTTCATCTGGTGCAATGGATCCAGACAGAAGAAGTAAAGATGCTTTATTTACCGACTGAACATACACGCTTCCGGCGTTGTTGAGCAACGTCTGCATGGTGTAGTTCATGTCACGCACAGCACGCCCTTGGTACACCGATAGAAGGTCACGTAATGCCGGTGAGGCGTTTGGTGGTAGAGCATCAAGGAGAGTGACCCCTGCTTTTTGCGCCTTTAAGAACTGTGGTTCAATCTCAGCAAGAGCCGACTTCATAGCTTCGGCGACTTCTTTGTTTGTAAGTGTGCCTATCTGGTTTGTTATCTTTGCGATAGCTTTCCTGTTCTCTGTATTCAACGCACCATATGCCTGCAATCTATCTATCTGCCAGTTAGCAGACGCAACACTTCCTCTCGAAAGAAAGGTAACGATGTTTTCCATGATTGAGGTCTCTACGTCGTAGAGCAGGTCGTTGGCGGTTTGCATTTATTTCCTCAATGCCTTAATATACTTCTTCTGCATGCGTTTGCTCTGGTTTCGGTAGTCACTCTCACACAATGCATACACTTCACGTGCCGACATTTTTTCCAGTGTAAATGAGTCCTTTGGAGAGAATCCAAAGAAGTCACACTGAGCGTGGTAGACTCTGAGTGTGTCTTTTTTGTTTACTGTTGCAGTATGTACTTTCATATGTTCCCATTTACCCAAACTATACACCATGCTATAAAGGACTTCAAGCACCACCACCAAATAATGACACGCTTTCGGTCTTCTTGCTCTCTAGTTCTGTTGCCATCTTTTGCGCTTCCTCTTTGCTCACACCATGCACCTTCTCCAACACCAACGACAAGGGAGCCAAGCCAGAAGCGTACAGGTTAATCCAGTACGTTGCCTTGCTGTTCCTGTCCTCGATAACGCTATCGTCAAAGATAATGATGTACTCTTTGTCGGTGACAGTTCCTAGTTGGTACGTCTTGATTAATGATCGCATAGCGTCAAGCAAATCAATAACACCGGTGGCTAGATTGTTTTCGTAAGACTGCTTAGTTTTGAATGTCTTTGAGTTATCACTTATTACTTCTGTCGCTGTCTTTGCTGCCACCCCACCGTCAAAGGAAAGATACCCAGCGGAGAATCCGACCTGTATCGACAGAATATCAAAGAGCGTCTGGATTGCAAGGCGTATTTCAGTTATTCTTAATTCTACGCTGTTGTCCTGTATTTTTAAGGCTTCTTCGTCGTCAATGTTCAGTGCAGAGAAGACTTCATCTGATGCGTCAAAGTACCGCACCATCTTACCGTTTTCATCGACCACGGTACGTATTGCGTTCGCCGGTACAATAATACGTTTCTTTCCCAATACGATTTCACTATTCAGACCATCGAAAGCAATATCCAACGCCTTGAGCGTGTCCATTGCGTTGCCATAGATGGAGATTCCAAGTGGCGATTCTGGGTCAAAGTTGTTTGCAATCGCCGGTTTAACGTATGCAAAGAGAGGAACGTCAACAAGAATAGTTGCCGTAGCTTTGTACTCTACAGGCAAATCTACTTTGCGCCCTGTCTCTTCATCGTACATCGTGTTGGTGATTACGTATGTTTCACCAACTTTCCTGTGCGTTTCGACCAGCGACACCTTGCGCTTGTCTTTAGTCATGTGGGAGATAAAGGAGGCTTCTGTAACTCGCTTGTTATCCCATGATAGTGGGATGAAGTTATGTGCCTTTACAAAGTCAAGTATGATATCCGTACCATCGTAGCGGATTTTCATAGCACCGCCACCTAGCGCCAAAACGTATTCTGAAAACTCCTGGAAGTTGGTCAAGAAATCGTTCTTCTTAAGAATCTCATCAATAGTCTTATCGGTGGTAATGGTGGGGCTCTCAGAGAACACCAAGGAGTTAAGCTCTTTACATACCAGCTTTCCGGCGTTCAAAGATAGACGCTTTCGGTTCTTAGTTCTACCGTCCACCGTTCGGTACGTGTAGTCCAGCCAAGGTGCTTTCATTTTGTATGCGTCAAACCATTCCTCGATAGCTTCCTCACGATTGGCAACGCTCGCCGGTATCTCACTCAATATGGTCTTTGGTATAAACATGTCCTTAATCCTCCCTAGTATACTCATCTTTTATTCTCTCCACCAGTCAAATTTACTTCCTAGATACTCACCAACCATATAATACCATGGCATATATAGTGATAAATATAGGCTAACAAACCATTCATTCCAATTACAGACTCGCCAATGACCAAAAAAACTAGGAAGTATATGTACGTTTTTCATACCATTAATTCCTTATATCTTCGCTCAAAGCTATATTCCAGGGCGTCTAAACTATCTATGTCACTCGTGCCATCATCCAGCCTTTCTTCCTTCATACCCTTCATATCCCAAACAGCATTTTCTACCGCATCAATTAAGTGTTTACATCGCTGATGGATAAACGCCCTATCGCAAGAGAGTAGATAGTCCAACAGCCTAATGCGGTCAACTATCTTTATCTTCTTCGACCCATGCACGTTGATAATGCCTAGGTTTTTCATGGACTTAACTATAAGCTGCTCTGCACTGTCAACATATCCGTCGGCAACAGTATACAACTCTTTCTGTTGTTTTGCAAACTTCTCAAAGTTTTTGATTATTGATTCGGTTGAATGGTTCTCTTTGTCGTACAATTCATCAAGCGCAATGATTGCAAGCTTGCCATCCTTGATAAAGAATCCTGTACACACATAGGATGTCGCCGATTTATTGCCACCGATGTCTGCACCAATATTGCAGAAGATAACAGTACACGGCGTACCGTCCTTGTTCTTTGGCATGTCGTTGACTATATGTCTTGACCTATCAAAACTGGTATATATTGTACCCTCTGCACGCACCCTGCGCCCTAGGATATAGCGTTGGTAGAATACACCGGTATACTGACGCTCAAGCTCTGCACGCCTCTCTGGTGTGATTGCAGGGTTATCATCCAGGGTAAAATGGAACCAGCGATAACCGGCTATGTTGTCCTTCTTGTACTTGTCTATGTAGTCTGAATATATCCAATGGCTTGGTGCGTCTGGGTTCAGCGTCCAGAATATGCGCCGATCAAGAGACACTACTGTACGGTTAAAACACTCAACTATCGTATTTTGGTGGTGGTTGTTTATCTCGTCAGCGTACCATCCTGCGTAGGTCTGCCCTCGTATCGGCTTGTAACTTGATACATTGTCACCGCCGAAATAGTATATCTTTTTCTTTGTTCCGATGAGTGACAGGTACTTTGAGTTGTTCTTGTCTGTCTTCTCTTCCAAGAGGTTCCCGGACAATGCGAGTATGCCAAACTCATTCTCGATGCAGTTACGGTAGATTGAGCCTTGTGTAGCACCGGTCATTACAAAGCGACTGTTTGATACAGGGTATGCCATGACGTAGGTAAGAAACCCAAACAATGACGTTACTGTCTTCATAGAACGAACAGAGCCTTCCCACACCGTGAGAAAGCCCGTATTTTTGATGGATTCTAATGCTTTAGGCCCGAATGGTAGGAGGTTACTTGTTTCCATCTAGCAACTTATCGGCAATCGCTTTGAAAGCTTCCTGTAGATTGTCGTCCTCATCATCCTTGGGTTTGTCGCGCCAACCCATTTGTTTAAGAGAGAAGATTACCATAGTCTTGTCATACTCACCGGTAAGCCCACCAACCTCAAGGACGTGTTCCTTCTTCTCCATCATCCTTTTTATAGAGTCTAGCAAAGGCTCATGTTCATATAATACTTGTTTTCTAATGTCGTTTTTATAGCAGAACCCAGCAATGGTAGGGATCGTTTCCTTATCGGTATAATCCCTAACCATAAGAGACAACTCTTCTAGCTTTTCATCTGTCCACTTTTTCGGTCTTCCCATACGTCAATCATACCTCAGTCATTGGTGGAGTGCAAGGAGGCGGATTTATTTACAACTTCTAACTGTAACTTATCTTCTGCTACAAGAATCTCTTTCGGATATAATTGGTAAATAAACGATTCTAACATGTCTAATTCTTCTTGCTTCATCATTACTTGCCTACATGTACCATCATCGAGAAATGCAACTACGTGAAATTTTGCCATCATACATACCTCCTTATCAACCTCTCCACATCCTCCACCGACCTAACCAAATCATACGGAACGCCGTACTCTTTACACCGTTCTTGGAAGCGTTTCTGATTGTCCGACTGCCGTCCTGTCGGTGTCTTTACCTCAACATAGCCGATACCAGATGGCCAGAAAACCACCAAATCCGCTACGCCTGGACGAAGGCCAGTAGATATAAATTGTCCCATTCTGATTTTAGCGCCTTTTCCGCCACCTGCTAGCTCGTTTGGAACGGAATGGAAAAAGATATGGTGCAGTTGCAGGAGGTGGCAGATTGCGCACTGTATTTGTGATTCGTCGTGTTTCATCCAACCACCTCCTCAATCCCACACGCCATAGCAACGATGCGCTCTATGAAACTCCCCTTGCTGGTTGTCACGTCATTGACGTAATAAATATGCGTGCAGGTCACAAGCTCAGCAAGGCACAGCTTTATGTAGGTAGTGTATGGTAGGTTTGGCGGAAGTGTGGACGGGTCAAAGACTATGTCGGATGGGAAACGCTCCCCTGCTGCCTTGAAATGCTCTTTGTAGTTTGGATCTGATGTAATCGATCCTGAAAGAAATACTTTCATTTTGTTACCTCCAAATTGTCTGGCATTTCTGATTCCAGTAAAGCGGTTAATGCTATTTGAGGAGTAACACCAAATCCAGCATTGTCTTCTTGCAGATTTCTAAATGGTAGTCGGTATGCACACCAAGCGTTTCCATCAAGCACTATTTTTATTTCGTTTTCAGATACGGTATTCATACTCATCAGTCTGTCGTAGGCTTTGGCTTTTTCAGTAACCAGACGGAGAACCTGTATCCAATTTATGTTACTTGCAGGTAGACCTTCGTAGTCAGTTCTACCATTTAATGCATGCAGGATAGTAAACTCAATCACCAATTTTTCCTGAGATACAATGTCGTATGCGGTGGCTTTGGCTGACAACCATTCATAATACTTATGCTGGATACAACCTTTGCAAGGGCCTTCTTGGATTGCTACAGGTTTACCAGTCTCCTGCTCATACCGTTTCATCAGTTCAGTCTTTTCCATATTTCCCCTCCTGCATACGCTCGTCAGCGTTACGCTCTATCACATATTCCTTGTCCTGCTCGTAACAATCCTCGTGACAGCATTTGAGTGCGCCGTCTTCATCGGTGTATGACTCTCCACAATTCGGACACCGGTACATGTGATCGAAGAATGTGTCCTGGATGAAAGACAATTTCTGGTCTTCTGTTTCAAACTCGTAATCGTTTTTGTCTAGCCATAGTGCCATGTTAGGACTCCTTTATTCGTTCTCTACGCCACTTTGTAGCGCAAGTTTATAGATTATACCTTTTCCGCTTTAGAATCGCTTAGCGACCCCTTGTAGGCGTTCTCTTGGGCTGGTGTGAGGTTTGGCTTAGTACATAATGCAAGAGATTCTAGCCAAGCGATATAACCAAAGAAATGAGAATCGCCGTATTGCATAATAATCTCACCGGTTTCCTGTTCATATTGTTCCATCATTTTTGACTTTTTCATTTATTCCGCTCCTTGATCATCATGTCTGCATAGTGATATGACCAACCGGCTACATCGTCATCATCATGAGTTTGCATTAGTTGCACCATTGCCAACCCAGCAAACCAGTCTCGCAATGTTCTCTCTTCTGGTTGTGGCATGATGTCTGACACCGTAAGAGCAGGATAATCAAATTTACGAGAATAAACAGTATTACAACACGAGATATCTCCATCTTGGTGTAATATTAAAAACCCCTCGTTAAAATTTGCAATAGATTGCCCTGTTGAGTACCACTTGTACCCCATCTTGAACAACTCTTCCTGTAATGCAGTCCTTTCCGCCGTGCTTAATGCACTAACGTCGATTTTGTAATTCTTAGTTTTGTCTAGCATGTTCATTTCTCCTTTGTGAAAATAATATCTCGCGTTAGAGCCGCAACCCTCTGCTACCACTTACCTTAAGCTAGCCGTGCATGGTCTTTTTCATCACAGCCGTTGCAGGTGCTATCGAAACACCATCCCTTCATACCAATCCTCAGCAACCGAGCCGGAATCGAACCGGCATTTGTGGAGCAAGAGGAAATCGAATCCTCGTCTTGGTGCTTCCCTTTCGGGTCTTAACACCAATCGACACCATTTTTGCCCCGATTCCAACCCAAAGCCAACAGCAATTAGGTGGAGTACAGAAATTATTGATTTGGCTATTCTATGGCTAGCCACACCAGCCGCACTCCGAAAAGATGCGGTTCGCTTCCTGGGACTGTCAGGATTTGAACCTGAAAACCATACTTGCGGCTTATGGAGGGTTTCACGTTATGCATAACGCTTCATCTTCTTACCGCTAATCCCTGCGTCTACATTCCGCCACAGTCCCAATTTGCCGGTAGAATCACCGGTTGGATGTCATATAGCTAAAGTGTAAGACTCTGGAACTCCAAACTCAATCATCTTTGCTTTTATTGACTTTGCAAAAGTGATTTCTTCATCAGAAACAGGCTCTCCCCCTTTGTATAAAAGTCTGCACACGATATCGGTAGCAAGTTCACTGTCAACTGGATTGAGTTTTACAAATTCGTCTTTCTTGTCTGTTCCTGCGTTTGGTCTTCTACTTATCATCATAATTTAATCTCCTTTTCTTTATAATTAATCTTACTCTACATACACTTTAATGTCAAGAAGTATTTTACATTCTTTTTTAGGCTACATCAGTGATGGTACATATGGTACACTCCTTAAGGAGTAGTGTACCAAGTGTACCACCTTTCTGCTGTTTTGTCGGTTTTGGTACATTTACTAGAATGTACCACAATGTACCAAGTGTACCATGCTCAAAGTAGACACCAAAGCGTTGTCAATAATGACTATTCCATTGTCAAATTTCTCTATGATATTGTTTGACAAAAGCCTGTTTGCAAGTCGTCCTGTTGCAGACAATTTGACATCTTGTCTAGCATCGTTCAACTCTCTACCACCCTTCTCTGTAAGATAGTTCCTCCATGCAGAATTTGTAAGGTAGGGTAAATCATCCTCAAAGTTTGCACCGGAATATTCCCAAGCATCAATAAGGTTTTGTTTGTCGTCGCCGAGTTTTACGTTTACCTCTGGTAACGCACCACTCTCCACCACAACCGCACTCGTGACCTGCTCACCGTCCTCATCATACCAACCTTCAATGGAGACCGTCTCCAACTCAAGGGTCTTATCCGGTGACAATTCAGCGTCCTTGTTCTTGCGCTGGATAATTTTGATAATAGGTTCTTTTGCTTTCTTCTCGACGGAAATCTCAATGTCGAGCGCACCTTTCCACGCAGACGATCCACGCCCCCTTGCCTGTGCCTCTGGATTTACACCGGTATGATGCACCAACAACACAGAGCAATCAAACTCACTCATTAAGATTGCGCAAGCGTCCAGCATTGTCTTGGTATCCTGTGCGCTGTTTTCATCACCGTCCAGGAATCGATGGAGGGTATCAACAACAATAATCGCCGGATTGGCATTAATCTCTCTAATTGCCGATATGGTCTTGTGCAGTCCCTCCGGCGTGTTTAGGTCTGTCCCACCCCTTGATATAGCCATATTCACATGGTCTGGATTATATCTTTGCTTCCAAGCCGCAGCACGACCACGCAATCCTTGGTGTCCCTCTCCTGCAAGATATATGACATTACCCTCTCGTACCCTCTCACCACACCACTCATCCATACCGGATGCAATGCGCATGCACCAGTCAAGGACGGTGAACGTCTTACCGCACCCACTAGGGCCATGTACCATGATGAGCGCATTATCCTGCACCCAATGTTTTACAAGCCATCTGATAGGTGCAGGTTGCTTACAGAACTCATCCATCCACGTGAGCCACGGTGCTGTAGTTGTTGGTTCAAGAAGCGACACCAAATCACCACCTTGTTGCACAAAGTCATTTGCATCACCTTGGATTGGCGGCATGATTACTGCCGCCCCATACTTCGCCGCCGCCTGTTCAGCTTTTGCCTGTCCAACGCCAGACTCGTCATTGTCTGCGACGATAGTCATAGATAAAGACGGAGATTTTTTTCGCAGGACTTCCGCCATGTTCAATAGATTCCCTGCACTGTACGCAACAACAACCGGCTTCCCTGTCGTCTCATACACGGTGGCACCTGTTGCGTATCCTTCTACTATATAGCAAAAATCGGATACGACACCAAGAGTGTATGAACAATATTTAACAGCACCGCCAGGATGGTACTGTTTGTCACCATCGCCGGTTATATACTGTAGGCTGGATAACGTTCCGTCTTCGGAATACAACGGCGCAATAAGACGACCATCCCCGGTTATCCTTAGCCCATGCGCCTTGACACCCTTCTTCTTTAGATACGGATGCTCATCGGATGCAAGACCTGCAAGCTCCCAAATTTTCTGCACGACAGAGGATGCAGTCTCGTGCTTCTTGATTAGAGCTTGGTCACGTATCTCCTTTATTTCCGCCATCCTCCTTGAGTGCGCCATCTGTTCCGGTACAGTTAACTCACGTCCGACATCAGCACGCCAGTGGACTTCCTCGCCGGTGCGCCAGTTGCCGAACTTTCCGGCAGGCACCCCGTCACCAAAGGCGACGTACCAGCCGGCATCCTTGGACGTATCAACCTGGAATCGGTGTAAAACACCGTCCAGTGTGATGGTTTCTGGATACAAGTCGAATTGCGACATTTGTGTGAGGAGTTGCGTTTCTGGTGGTGCCGGTGTCTTGTTAAAGAACAACGGCCCCCCTAGTATCTTTTCGAGATTGCCTGCCATACCTTATACCTCTTCTGTCTTATTGCACCATTTATCAATCGCCTTTAAGGTCTTGTAGCGTGGGTCGTCCTTCTCACCGTTCGCCACTTTCCTTATTGTATTATAGTGCAGCCCGATTGCGTCCGCAACCGTCTGTATGTTCGTGGCGGTGATGGCTTCGTTCATCTTCTCTCTCAATTCTGGTAAATCTCTCATAAATCCTCCAAATAATTGTTTTTTGTACTTGACATCATTGTATAGGCGTGATAAGGTAATGTCAAGAGTTGAAAAGGAGAAAGATACTATGAAAGATTTACTACCTTGCACCTGTGGCGGAACACCAGAAATCACCAGCCAGTCTTTTGGATGGGAGTCTGAAGAACAAACTTCATATACATATGAGTGCAAGGATTGTGGGAGAAGATTAGGTAGAGAGAGTTCTAGAATCGAAGCTATGGAAGCTTGGAACAAGAATATCGAATATTTAAAGGAGAACAATTAAATGGCAATCAAATTACTAAACACGAAAGAAGTTAGAGTGAACGGTGTCCGTGTTCTCGTGTACGGACAGGCAGGCAGTGGCAAAACTACCCTCATCAAAACCCTTCCCACCCCGATAATCATATCGGCGGAAGCTGGTTTGCTGTCGCTAGCAGGTTCAGAAATTCCATACTTGCAGGTAACAACGATGGACGAATTGAGCGAAGCATACCTGTACGTTGTCGAGCATCTTGAAGAGTATGAGACAATCTGCCTTGATTCTTTGAGCGAGATTGCGGAGGTTGTGTTGTCGGCTGAAAAAAAGACAGCGAAAGACCCGCGCCAAGCATACGGTGCCATGCAGGATCAAGTCGGTGATTTAATCCGTGCTTTCCGTGACCTACAGGGAGTCAACGTCTATTTCTCTGCAAAGGCTGAGAAAGCACAGGACGAGAACAACCGTATTTTGTGGACACCAATGATGCCTGGAAACAAACTAGCGCAAAGCATACCTTATATGTTTGATGAGGTTTTGGCGTTGCGTGTTGAGAAAAACAGCGAAGGAGTGACAGAGCGAGCATTACAATGTGACGGAGATGGTATCTGGTCGGCGAAAGACCGGTCGGGTAAATTGGAGCAATGGGAAGCACCGGACTTGGGTGCTATCATCAAGAAGATTAAAGGAGTTGAGTGATGGTAGAGGCTGGGAAAAAGATTGATGCATCTATTAGTATTTTGTGCAGTATCAATCTATCAAAAGTAACAGCAAACTATGGCTATTCAGAAGGACTAAGCAAAAATTCAGTTCTGGATAAAATAAAGGTAGCTAGAGGCTTATTGCAAGAAGCTACAAATGAAATTAAGGAGGCCAAATAATGGCAAATTTAGGAACGACATTTTCGAGAGACGAGCTACCGGTATCACAGGGTTTTGAGCCGATTCCTGCTGGATGGTACACCGCAACAGTAACCGGTGCAGAATTGAAGGACACCAAGGAGGGAGCCGGTCAGTACATCAACGTACAATACACGGTGCTTGGGCCGGAACACCAGGGGCGCGTGTTGTTTGGAATCATCAACATCCGCAACGCCTCAACAAAGGCACAAGAAATTGGACTTTCTAATCTTAACTCGCTCATGGCCTCGATTGGACTTGAAAAGGTGCAGGACACCGACCAGTTGATTGGTCACGATTGCCAGATTAAGGTCAAAATCAGGCCGGCAAAGGATGGATACGACGCGCAAAACGACGTGTCTGGCTGGAAAGCCCCATCTGGTGGAATCAAATCATCGGCACCGGTGATAAAGAAACCGGCGTTCGCACGATAAAGGCATGGGGGCGAAAGCCCCCATGTAATTCAAAAGGGGGAAAAAGATGAAAGAACAGACAAGGATTGAGATTGTAGAGAGACTTGCCGAGCATATCAGAAATCTTGTGGCAGGATATGGTGAAGGATGGGCGCACAAATGCATCATCGTTGCACCAGCTTGTTACGAGGAAGATGCTATGATATTAGGTCAATTACTTAATAATGCGCAGGTTGTCATCACTGAAACCAGCGGACATATAACTCTTGGGAACACCGACAATTACAAACTATGTCGTGATTTTGAGGATTGGTATCCAATTCTCAGCGATTTGTACGAAAAGGACGGCGCAAAATGAAGGTTTTTAGCCTGGAAAAATATATTAGAGAAAATAAAAATTGTGCTGGTTTTAAAAGGTCAATAGAATTAGGTTGGCCTCAAAAAGACGATGGAAAAACGAAAAAAGAATTTGGAGATGGGTGGTGTGATGCTTGGGCCGTGGAACAAGAAGAATGGTTAGCATCAAATCAAGACACCGCCACAATCAAAGGTTCAAAGCTCGAATACCATCTTCTACCTCCAGAGCAGCTTGCAGGCATGGCGGAGATTATGAACAAAGGGGAAATATCACACGTAACAGGTTACATGGAAATTAACCCACGACATTATTGGAACGCCGTTTTTAGGCACTTAATGGCAATTCGTAGAGGGGAACGTTTTGACGAGGAAGGAAACTCCCACGCTCTTGCAATCGCATGTAACGGTGTCATCCTGGACAGGCAGCTAAAGGCTGGAAAAGAGTTGAGGTTTGAGAAATGAGAGAGATTAAATTTCGTGGTTTTGACGAAGAAAATAATTGTTGGCGGTTTGGTTGGTACACTAGATTAGTAGAAGGTGTGAGAGTCTTTGATGCAATTATTTGTTTTGATGATGATGGGATTCTTACTAGATATTATATCCATGACAATGCTACTATAGGTCAATTCACCGGACTCCACGACAAAAACGGTGTTGAGATTTTTGAGGGGGATGTTGTGCGGATTGGTTCCAAGAATTATTTGATTGAATGGAACAAGTTCACAGCAGGTTTTGTTGTCAAATACTATGCCAGAATTTCTGACTTGCATATGGATATGTATGAAGTCATCGGCAACATCCACGAAGGAGCAACACCATGTACATCCGCCATTGTGGAATAACCGGCTTCAAAGTTGACACCGGTCAATCAGACGCTGTTCTTTGTGAAAAGTGTTGCTTCCGTGATTGTGAGCAAGAGTGTCTTGATCGTGTACCTTGTAAGTTTGGGTGGTATTACAAGAAGACAGATAAAGTAAAACTTTTCAACTTTGCCAACGAGAACGCCGTCGACCTTCTTTTAATGAAAGTACCACCCTTGACACAAATTGAATTTCGTCCTACCACCAATACGTGGGTTGGAATCCGTAGCCATGCTAGGTTCGCAGAGTCAAAGAGTTACACACTTGTCAGAGTCGCTTGCCTACGTGACATGGAGAAAAGCGTAGTCGAGGCAATCAAGACAAGCGAGAGGATTAAAGCAAATAACGTATATTCGTACACCTTCCGTAATGTCATTGTCGGCGTAGCCAACACAAAGCGAGAAGCGAAGCGGATTGCGGTCAAGAATGTGAGAGATTATTTCGACATCATGATTGAAAAGGAGATACTAGATGGAGCTTCCAAATAAAATTGCAGACGATTATTTTGCAACGTTTACGCAAGAGCCACCACGCCCACACATGGGCGTGAGTGAGATAGGGCACCCATGCAGGCGCAAGCTGTGGTTGTCATTTCGTTGGGCAGTGGTAGAGACGTTTCCAGGACAAATCCTAAGTTTGTTTCGCCGTGGACAGATGGAAGAGATAGTTGTCGTAAATACGCTACGCAAAGCAGGCTATACGGTCACTGAGGCGTTGGACGAACAAGCCTTTATAGATTTAGGGTGTCACGTCGGTGGAAGCCCTGACGGTGTTATTTCGGGTATCACTTCTAAGGATCATATACTGGAAATCAAAACACATAACAAGAAAAGCTTTGATGATGTAGTACGTAACGGTGTGCAAAAATCTAAACCGCTGCACTACACACAGATGCAAGTCTATATGCTGGGTCGTGGGCTAGAAAGAGCATTGTACTTTCCGGTCTGCAAAGACGATGATAGAGTCGAGCCGGAGCGTGTGCGCCTTGATAAACCTTACGCCGAGGGCATGGTAAAAAGAGCGCAAGAGATTGCGATAAGCGATAGGATGCCGGAGCCGTTAAGCACCGACAAGGATTGGTATGAGTGCAAATTCTGTCCAGCACATGAGTTCTGTTTCGGAGATAAAAAGCCATTGATTAATTGTCGCACGTGCGCACACTCAACAGCTAGAGTAGACAACACGTGGTATTGTGAACGGTGGCAGGCAACAATCCCCACCGATGCACAAAGGGAAGGGTGCCGGTCTCACGTAATACACCCCGACCTTTTGAAAGACGTTAAAATCGAAGAAGTTGACGAGTGGAACATCAAATATAACGGTGTGCTGGTTGGGGAGGATGGCGTTTCTTCGGCTGAGTACCTTGAGTTTGGGAAAGAAGCGATTGCGAATTTGTTTGGGGGGTGGGTGAAGTGAAGGTATTAAATCTGTATGCAGGAATCGGTGGTAATAGAAGGTTGTGGGAAGATTGCCATGTAACAGCAGTTGAATTAGATAATGATATTGCTGCAGTTTATAAAGACATGTTCCCAAACGATACGATGATAATCGGCGATGCTCACCAATACCTGTTGGACCATTTCAATGAGTTTGATTTTATTTGGTCGTCTCCACCTTGTCAAACACACTCAAGTTTTAGACAAAACATCGGTGTACGATTTAGGGGTGTATCTCCAGCATATCCAGACATGAAACTATATCAAGAAATAATCTTCTTGCAGAATAACGCAACGTGTAATTGGGTAGTTGAGAATGTGAAGCCATATTATACGCCGTTAATACAACCCACTTTCGAAATGCAAAGGCATCTTTTTTGGAGTAACAAGAATATACATTCCAGAACTTTTGAATGTGAAAAGCTACGATCAGCACAAATACCAGATTTAGAATCATTGCATGGTGTTGACTTGTCTGGGTATAAGTTACCAAACAAAAGACAAGTATTAAGAAATTGCGTTCATAAAGAAGTTGGGCTGCACATATTTCAAGAAATAAACAAGAATATAAAACAAATGGATCTATTCCAATGACCAACCTCCGACCATACCAGCAGAAGACAATCGCCGACCTTTGGAAGTGGTTTGAGCATAACAAAGGCAACGTCTGTTTGAATTTGCCCACCGGAAGTGGCAAGAGCCACATTATCGCCGCAATCTGCAAGGACGCTATAAGCCAGTATCCACCAACAAGGATACTGATGTTAACTCATGTTCGTGAGCTAATATCTCAAAATGCTGAAAAATTACGCTATCATTGGCCAAATGCACCGCTTGGAATATACAGCGCAGGACTGAAACAAAAGGACATTGACCAGATAACATTCGCCGGTGTGCAGAGTGTACGCAAGAAAGCTGCGCTGTTGGGACACATAGATTTAATCATTGTCGATGAAGCGCACACAATTAACCACAATGACACCGGTGGTTATAGGGAATTGATTGACGACTTACAGCGTATCAATCCAAAGTGTAAGGTCATAGGTTTGACCGCTAGCCCTTACAGGTTGGGGCATGGTTTGATTACAGACGATCCGGCTATATTTGATGAAATAATCGAGCCGGTGACAATAGCAGAATTGCAATATCAAGGGTATCTAGCGTATCTAAAATCAAAAGCTACTCATAAAAAGTTGTCTGTTGACGGTGTGCATAAGCGTGGTGGTGAGTACATAGACAGTGAATTGCAGAAAGCTATTGATACCAGCGACAACAATGTACAGGTTGTCGATGAAGTCATAAAATTATCGCAAGACAGAAAGCATTGGCTATTTTTTTGCACAGGTGTTGAGCATGCAGAGCATGTGCGTGATATCCTTGTTGACCGTGGTGTAATGGCAGATTGTGTGACCGGTAAGACAGCACACCGTGACAAGATATTGGAAGAGTTCAAATGTGGACAGATACAAGCCCTAACATCAGTCGGGGTGCTAACTACCGGCTTTGACTTTCCAGACATTGATCTAATCGTAATGATGCGACCAACAATGAGTCCTGGACTGTATTTGCAAATGGCAGGGCGTGGCTTGCGCTTAAAATCACACACCGACCACTGTTTAGTCCTAGACTTCGCCGGCGTAGTAGAGCAGCATGGCCCGATAACAAACATAACCACCCCGAACAAACCAGGAGAGGGTATTGCACCGTCTAAGGTTTGCCCAGAGTGTGACGAGATTGTACACGCCAGCCTAATGACATGCCCCTCTTGTGGGTTTGAGTTTCCACCGGTCACACCTACACCCCTAGTGCTCCACGACGACGACATCCAAGGCACCGGTGTGAAGACGCAGGACGTTACCTCCTGGACGTGGGAAGTACACACGTCAAGGAAGAGCGGTATCCAGATGCTCAAGGTCACGTACTATGGGAATCTAAACGATCACGCCATCACAGAATACCTCACAGTCCTACATGATGGATACGCTGGTTATAAGGCCTTGGAGCGACTCAAGATGATAAGCGGTAAAGTTGGTGTGGACTACATGGTACAAGAGAGCCTTGATGCCTTGTGTGTTGAATTAGGGCGAAGTAGCGCACCAACGCAGATTGCTTTTACAAAAAATGGTAAGTTTTTTGAGATTGTTGATAGGATTTGGGGAGTTCGAGAATTTGAAGAAGAAAGTGAAAGTATTCTGTTTTAGTGCTTGACACAATAATGTAATGGGTGTAATATTGGGTATATAGAGAAAAGGAGATACGGATATGAAAGAAGAAAGCAAGAGGGACTACAGAATGGCTAATAACTTATGGTGCAGAGGTGCAAACTATTATGTATTCAAGATTGGTAGCATGTGGAGACTTGCTGATTGTTTTGGTAATTTCCCTTTGTATAAAACAAAAAAAGAAGCATTAGAAATGGCTAAGAGATTTATTCTGAATAATCATTAAGCAATCCTCCCCCTCTTCGGAGGGTAAACAAATAAAGGAAGGAATATATGAACGACAAAACTTGCAAAACATGTATCTATTTTGAGTCTTGGATGGGAATCTGCAAACTTGACGAGGATTTTGTAACCGGAAATGATTTTTGTAGTAATCACGAAGAAGGAGAAGAAGAATGAACATGACAACCAAAGAAGTAAAAAAGATGGTCAATAAAATTATTGACATGAACGACACCGACTTAAAGTTTCTATATTCACCAGGGGTGACATATTATACAGATGAGTTTGTGATAATTGACTGCACCGTAAAGAGCCGAAAGACCGGCGACATTCGATGTGTGCAGGACTATAAGGGCAATATATTTGACCTCATAGATGATGCAAGAAACGAGCTTATTGTAAGGGGGTTAGCATGATTGAAGAACAGATAATCAAAGAACTTACAGAAGCGATACAGGAGGCGATAAAGTCATATGGAGGTAACGAATGAGTACAAGATATGATATTAACAAATTTGACGAGGTTGTGCCTATTGTAGACGGTAGAGTATCAAACAATACTAGAGAATACAGAGAAGCAACTGAGCTTGAACTACAGCAAAGGGAAGAGATTGCAACTCTTGAGAAAAGAATTGAAGAACTTGAGGCACTTATATGATAATAATTAGCGTACTTTGGCTATCAATCGGCGTGTTTATTATGAAGTATTCGGTGCTATTTTGGGTTCTCTACATGGGCCTTTCGTGGATAATCTTCACCGTAATCGAAGCCAAAAAAACCACCGGTGGAAAAGGAGTAAACCACACGGTGGGAAAAAGGGAGAACCCTTTTAAGTAATAATACAATACACTTCACAGGAACGCAACACCCCTTTTACAGGGGTGTTGTTATTGCTTTTATGTAGTCCTCCAAATCCATCGAGTAGAGTATCACGGCGTTGTAATTGCGTAGCAACTCCAAGGGTACAGGATCTACCAGAGTTACCGCTTCCAGTACAGGACGTACAGGGCGCACCGCTTCAAAGTCCTGTGTTACCGGGGGGAGTGTTGCACAACTACTTAGCAGTGTTACGAGAATTGAAAAGGTCAGTAACATTGTTAATGATTTTTTGCTGTTCCTCAATTTTTTCTTCATGTGGCAAATCCTCCGTTTTTTGTATCTTTACTACATTCTCTTCTTTGATTTTCACCTGCTGTTTTTGCTTCTGCAAAATTGCGTCTTTGGTATCTGCAACTTTCTGCTGTCGCTTTACTCGTGCTTTTTCGTACTCAAGTTGTGCCTTGGTTTTGGATACCTTCTCTTTTTGTGTACTTACCCTTTTTGTCTGGATACCCAATAAAGCCATAAGAATAGCAACGACACCGGCTATAAACATGCCGGCGTTTCCTATAATCCAGCTAATCATTCTTTGGCCCCCTTGTACTTCTCCACCGCAGAGTTAGCACCGATAGAAGCAATCAAAGATATATACAATGGTGAGAATCCCTGCAAGAATTTAATGTATCCATCCATGTTGAATTTCAACACGAAAGCCCCAACACTCCCAACCAAAAACGCCAACGCCAAAATAGCCAATGTCAATTTCTTTGCCATACTTTCCTCCTATGTTCGTAGAGTCACTTCAAAGTGATCTATTTTGCCTAACATCCTGTCAACATATATGTCAACAACTCCATACCCCTTCGCCTGCATGTTATAAAATCCGTCTGAATATTTCAATCTGTAACCAGGCTCTGAGTCAATATCATGTGTCTTGTACCCTGGAGTTATGACAGCCTTTGACACTGTTTGCACATAGCCACCTTTCATATTAAGCCCATCACGCACGATTCCATTATCTTGTATTGCGGTATGCTTGTGGCCCATCCAATACAAATCGGCCATATGGCTATAAATCATGCGGTTAAAGTCAATCATACCCTTTGTAACCGGTGCGCTTCCACCTACACCGTGGTGGTGGTAGATGGTAAACGGGGTGCAGGCATTACGCTTCCCAGATGGTTTGAGCTTGTATTGCATGTAGCCTTGATATGCAGCACGGTGAATCGGAGGGATGGTAACTGCTCTTTCCCTGTTCAATAAAACAATTAAAGCCCCTATAAAGTCAAAGCTGTTATACTTTATCGGTGCTTCTTCGTGGTTCCCTGTTCCTATAACATCTATGTAATCGGCGAAAGGCTTGAGTTCCTTGAAAGCAAGCTCCAACGTTTCGTTGATAACATCATCCCTATGCGATAGGAGCTTGGAAGCTGTGAAGCGTTTTCGGTCACTTGGCACGATAAGCTCTGCGATATCGCCGTTTATTGAGATTCTACGGTCTTCATTTGCAGAAGCTCCTAGATCACGGCGCATAGTCTTTAGGTCACAATCTTCTGCACCAATATGGAGGTCAGAAAAAAGAGCTAATTTTAGCTCTGGTTTCGCATCGTACATGATATCTTTGACGTATGGACTATTCATTTGCACTTCCTATAGAAACTGTCTGTTGTTGTGTGCAAAAAATACTCACGCATTTTCTGCTCTTGCTGTTCTGATTCTCCATTGATTTTATTCCTGCGAAACGCATCAAAAATAACTATGTCATTTTCAAGACCAAGCTTAGTTCCCTCCGCTATCTTGTCGAGATACTTTTTGTTGCCCAATCTGCTTAGAATTGACGTGAGGACTGTTACAATTCCTCCGATTAATGCTACTAGTACTACGTCGCTCATTTTGTTTGCCTCCCTAGATTGTGATGTTTATTGTTATCGTTAAAACGTTGCTGTTCAACTCTTCTTTATACCATCTCTCCTTTCTGTAGTGGATTATTTTATAGTCTACTGTTAGCGTGATATAGTCCACAACATAAGCGATATTGACGTTAGCACCTATCATGTTTAAGTGTGCAGTAATCGGTGGAATGTCCATAAGGTTCGAGGTAAATGTAACACTAGAATCGGTCAATATTGCACCGTATAGAGTTACGTTATCAACGGTGTAGGTTTTTGGGATAGCGATAATGGTTGCTTTAGGTTGGTAATCTATTGCGGGGAGGGAAAAGCAAAGGGAAAGGATAATTAGTAAAGATAAAAGTTTTTTCATAGTGACTCCTTTTAGATATATATTGCGCTTTCGTGTACGTATGTCTTTATAGCAGACTCGTCACAACTTATTAAGTTTGTACCTGTAAAGGCTAAATAGCGTGGGATAAGCCCAGGTGAAGAAAAACTACTTAAAATTGTTGCTGTTTTACCGTTGTGAATATATATTTTATCGGTATTCGAATCACAACTAATAAGGTTTGTTCCCTCAAAAGCCAACCCAGAAGGAACTGTGCCAGGACTTGCGAAACTAGAAAGAATTGTAGGACTTATACCATCATGAATATAGACCAAACCAGTTACCTGGTCACAACTGATAAGATTAGTTCCGTCAAATGTTAAGCCACTTAGATTAGAAGCAGGAGCAGCAAAGCTGGAAGATATTGTTGAAGTTATGCCAGAATGGATATAAATTAGATTAGTTAAAGAGTCATAACTAATAAGATTTGTGCCGTCGAATGTTAGACACCTAGGCCCAACTCCAGGACTCGCAAAGCTTGACAATATTGTTGCACTTACCCCATCATTGATATAAATTGAAGGTGTACCTGTGCTTTTACAGATAATGAGATTAGTACCATCAAAAGTAATTCCTGTTATTCCTCCGTTATTAAAACTTGATAGTATTGTAGCTGTTGGATTGAACTTCAATAATTTGCCTAAAAGTTGTAACCCTGCAAAATTCGGCGTTGCTTCAGTAGTAACATCTTGGTCTATAAAAGAGTGGTCTGAGCCATCATTTAGTTTATGGTTATCTATTAACACATGCGCATCATAAATCCCCGTCTCAATCTTGTTCATATTCGCCACAGTAAACGGCGTTCCTTGAACGCTTACACCGGTTGGGTCGTTGGTAAGTTCGACGCTTCCACTACTTTCATTGGTCTTCAAGAATCTATTTAAAGCCGTGCCGACACGTGCCACCCAGCTTGTCTTAATATATGACATTAGACTTCCTCCAAATTCAATCTGTAAATGATGTTGTATGTTATATTTGAGTTCTTCTCAATGGTGCGCAAAGCGTGGGACAAGAGAGTACCAGAATTCGGTGTTATAGTTCCACCTGCGAAAATGCCGACTTCTGTTATTGAGTAGTTTGCTTCGCTTGTTGAGAGTTGGCAGATTGCAACAAATTGCTTACCGTTCCAGGACTTTGACGTAAAAGCTTTTCTGAAAACTTCTGTTCCTAATGTGGTGTCACTCTCGGTAACCGGTGTTGTGCCTGTGCCTAATGCAAAGTATGAAACGCTTGCATCGCCCAAAGATTCGCCAGCCAATGATTTTAGTATGTACTCATACACCGGTGTAGTGATAATATTATGGAAGTGGTCAATCATTACGCCGTCTTTCCATATCTCATACTCGCCCTTAATTCGTATCATGCCATCATCTCCATAGGGTACATCAGCAATACAGGGTCAATAAAATCACTCACGGTAGGATAGTATATAAGTCCTGCTTGCTCCCATGATTCATCGAACGTAAGCACCTCATTCCACCCTGCTTCGGTCTTAATTATAACCGCATTTGAGTTGACAGACAACCTTCTTACATTCTTATCATACTTGTTAAAAACCGCACCATATTTAGTGTAATAGTTCTGATTCTTGAGCACCAACCTAACTCTTGGCTTGGTGTCAGTTAGTCGGGTTATACTCCGTTCGGTTATGATATAATCACCGGTAATATTTATTTCCGGCAAATCAAACGTCCAAGAAGTGAGCAAATCTGTGGACCCTAAATTATCGGTGGTGCAAGTTATCGTCTCGTCAGCTTCACCGTATCTATCAAGTAGCTCATTAGCCAGGTTTGAGCCGTCTGTAAAAGTTTCAATGCTAGTATCAGTCTCTACTTTCTCAATGCGTCCACTGCTTCCAGTTCGTGCGGCAAGCTCTAATATTTTAGAGCCGCTCTGGTTTTCGATTTCAATCTCAAAGAAACCGACGTACGATAAAACAACGGTATCACCGGTAGTTGGTTTGGTTGTTGCGTTTGAATTGAGTGTAACGTTAGCAGAACTATATGACCACAAGAAGGTATATGTTGCTTCATCATTCAGCCCGCTAATCCCCACCGTTGCCGGTGTACCATTGATTGTTAGCGTTGGCACTTCTGCGAGAGGAAACCCTGCTATAATCTGTTTCTGGTCTGCTCCCCATGTTTCTGTTTGTATCTGCGTAGCCGTCCGCGCCTTAGCTCCGGCGATAATCTGCACTGTGCGTTGATCCAGACCAGATACACTTTTTTTTATTTCCGCAAGGTGTGACGGTGCAGTGGTTGAAGCAAAGTCAGTCTTAGATAGGAAGTAAAACTTCTTATCGGGCCCAATGTGCCATGTCGCCGCAACAGGGCCAGCGAGTTCATCGAGCACGTCAGCAACATACTTGCGTTGTGCAACGTACACGTCATACGAGAAATCAAGCGTGCTGATTTGTCCCAACGTGATACCTTCACCGGCGATATACTTGGTAAAGATATCCTGTATAATCTCGGTTATGGTTTTCTCTTGGTATGCTTCGCTAAGGGTACGCCGATACAAGAGAGCGTTTGCAGATTGGATTTGCAAGCTATAACGGTTAGGCACAAATTCTGTTGTGTATGTCGGAGTCTCTGGTATGCCAACGACACCGAAAAATACTACGGTGGACGCTTGAGAAATTGACACCGATATTGCGCCAACTACAGGAGCGGTGTACAACCCTGTTGCTTCCAGCGTCAAGCGCACAGAAAGAGCCTTGCCTTCAAGGTTTCCCGTTGCCCCTGCAATAGCAGAGCCCGAAGTAGCTGTCTCCCAAGCCCCACCGGTTAGTTTGGTTTCAACAGTAATTGGTAAATCGCTGTTCCAGCTTATCAGTGATGCGTCGGCATCGGTCAAGCCTTCCAAAAGGAAGGCTTTCTCGTATGTGCCCGATGGCAGATATTTAGCTATGTCATGTATCGCTGTTGCCCAGTTCATGTGTTGATTACCTCTCGCCCAGTATTTGAGCCAGTGCTTCGGCTGTGAGTTGGCCCTTGGCTTCAAGGGCGAGTATCATCATCTTTCGCATTGCTAAATCGTCCATATCAAACCTCCTACGGTGTTGCCCAGTTAGTCACCAAGATAAGCCAGGCCGCCCCCGATGCCGTCGTTCGAGGAGCCACGAACGTAGTACAGAAGCAGAGACCCGACTCCCGCGTGGTACGCGCCGTTGAAGCTGCCACCCCGGAGAGCCACGCGCTCACCGCTGTTGATGTACAGCTGTCCCTTGACACCGGTGTACTTTGGGAAGATCCCAATGCTGTACGCGATGGCAGGGACAGTGATGTTGGCTGTCAGCGAACCGAATGCAATGCTCCTGGATGTGCCGTCCATCCCGAGCTTACGGTCGGTCATGATTACCTTTGTCCCGTCCCATGCGTAGTGCAGGGTGCCTTTGCGTGTCCAGTACGTATCCCACGTCGCCCCCACGCCCGGCTCGTCACCTGCTGTGGAGGAATGGTCTGCTATACATACGTACCGTACACCACCTGACATCACGACTGCCCCGGCTGTGTAGGATGTCGCCGTAGCCCATGCGGCAACCAGAGCCTCAGGAGTCACCAAGACCCCGTCAATCGCAATGGCCTTCCAGTCGGTCGATGCCACCGCATGTGCGGCCACCGTCCTGAGTGTACCAGCACCGTTGTTATTTGCGAAAGTCTGTATCTCACCGTCTACTGTGCGCAAAGCACCTGTCCAATGCCATGTGTTACCGACATTGTCAAACACACCGAACGGGGTCCCGTCATGACTCCAGGAGAGTGGCCCAGAACCGCCTTTTGTATGGTAGAAATTGTCACCGCTGTACATGCCCGATGCAACACCATGCTCGTCTTGAGCATAGTAGTACCTGCCATAGTAAGTATTACCACCTGCCTCGAATCCATTTCGCATGGAGAGCAGGTACAGGTATGCCTCCATCTGCTGGGTAGCCATACAGTATCCTGCACCCTTTCCCACTATCTGGGCCTGTGTTGTGTCAAAGGTTGTGTACATCCAAGGCGTGAGTCCTCGTAATACAACAGGATAGTTTGTGCTCCCAACTCTGCCGGGCTGGTATTTCCCCTTGTACCACGTTGTAGCTACACCATCTACCAAAAATGCAGGATGGATGCCCGGGGTACTATCCCCATAGAGATAGGATAGCTTGGCCTTGTCGTCAGGTACGAACTTGACCAGAACAGCAGGTTGTCCTGAAGCGTCAAAGCGTACAGTGTTTCGGCCGTACGATGCCTCCTCAATCCTCTTGCTGAAGTTTTTCTGCACGTTTGTGTCAGTAATTCCCGCCATGCCTCCATCTAGCCAGAGCTGAGTCAGCTCGTCCTCTATGTCAAATATCTTTTTTGCAAGCTCGGCCTGCGTATAGCGTCCCGTATAGGTCTTCATCACATCCCCTCCATCATATCAGTAACCTCTACTTCAGGTAGAGGGAACAGTTCCATATTGTCATTCCTGACATCATGCTCCAAAACCTTCACGTACACCTCGGCCTGGAATCTGTCGCCTGCCACCTTGCGGCTGGCCACCAGGGCCACGCCTTCATCAACGAAGCTCATGTGGATGTCACTGATGTTCCCTTCTGTAGTTATCGTATATGTCATGCTTCTGTCACCTCCAGGGACACCTCGAAGCCCATCGAGCGCCCGTAGACCGCTACGGCCACATCCTTGTCCTGTTCGATCACCAGCGTTTCCTGTGGCTCCAATACGTAGCCTTTCTTCACTGTTATTGTGGAGGGGCCTATCCTTACCGCAATGTCGGTGCTCGGGTTATGGACAGTGACCCTGTTCCTGTTCGCAAGGGGGGTGGACCCCACCTTCAGCTCTACCGCCGCAGTCGACTGGACCGTGACAGTACCGACAGCCGGGCTCACCGGCATGCCCATGACAGTCTGCTTGGGAGCAAGCCCCACCGGACGGTCAGCGATTTCCTGCATCTGCATGGCGTTTGGTAGCAATGCGTTTATATCCATCATAATACCTCCGTTAGATTGAATGAGAGATGGGCCCCTACGACCGTAAGGCCGTACTGGTAGAGTACCCCGTCAATGGTGATCTGCTTGTTTGCAGAGGCGTCAGCCGCCAACGCATCCAAACTATCCTTCGCCAACTTCTCCGTGATGTAATGCACATCATCAGGTGTGGCTTGGAAGGCGGTGAGTTTGTTGGAGAGATTTTCTTTTTCTGTCTCCAAATCAGCAATGGCTATCTCAGC